GTATTAGAAATAAAGAAAGGTAACAGAGATAAATGTAAAAAACTTTTAGAAAAAGCTGTACAAAAAGTAAATAATATGTTAAGTTTAAACCGAGAGTTGCGAATTGACATTCAGTTCGGAAATACTTATAGCGATATTCATTAAGGAGAATGATATGGGAATTGAAAGATTAACAGTAAAAACATCTGGTGGTGACAAGCTCACCTACGATAACTTAGAAGCAGGAGAGTACGAAGCAAGGTTAATTTATGTTGCGTCCTTGGGTATGCAAAAGCGTACTCCATACAAAGATGGAAAAGAACTAAGTAACTGTCAGCAAATTGCATTATGTTTTGAAGTGCTTGGTTCAACTGTAGAGTTGAATGGTGAAACACAGCCAAGAACTCTTTGGACTAATTCAATTAATATTTTTTCTAACATGAGTAGTATGGGTAACGAGCTGCCTATGTACAGAGCATTTGTTCCTACTGCACCAGAAGACTCTTTACCTGATTGGGAAGCACAGTTAGGTAAACCAGTTAGTCTTACTGTGGGTCAGAAAGAAAGTAAAGGAAGGCTGTTTGACAAGATAACAAATGTTTCTACTATACCTTCAAAGTATCAAGATAAAGTACCCGAAGCTGTTACAACCGAGTTTTTTGCTGGTGGCTCTGAAGAACTTGATTCACCTGCTATTAAAAACTTGAGGGGGTATCAGAAAACAGCCCACGAAAATCGTATCAGACAAAACACTACTCCTACTAAACAACCACAACCAGTAGTAGAAGAAGAAGTTTTTGATGATGCTGTTCCATTCTAAATGAAAGCCCTCATTGATGGTGACATCATAGCTTACAGGGTAGGCTTTGCTTGTCAGAAGAAGGATAAGGAAACAGGGTTAGTTACGGCTGACCCTAAACCTTATGCTCTCCATTCTACTAAGCTCTATGTCAATCAGATAATAGAGGACTGTGGCTGCAACAGCTACACCATATACCTCACACCTAAAACAACTTTTCGTAACAAAGTAAGAGATGACTACAAAGGCAATAGAAAAGATGTTGCCAAGCCAGTTCATCTTGATGCTATAAGAACCTACCTCGTTAGTATCTACAAAGCTGTTGTAGTAAACAACATTGAAGCTGATGATGCGTTAGGTTTAAAGCAAGATGATACTACCTGTATCGCCAGTATTGATAAAGATTTGTTAATGTGTGAGGGCAAGCACTACAATTTTGTTAAGAAGGAACATAGGTATGTTACCTCAGAGGAGGGCAGAAGATTTTTTTACCAGCAAATGATAACTGGTGATAGTGCGGATAATATATTAGGCATTAGAGGTCTTGGTAAGGTCAAGGCAAGCAAGCTATTAAAGGATACCGCAAGAAAAAATTGGGATAATATGATTATTGATTTGTACATAAAAGAGTTTGGCTACGAGGAAGGTCGTAACAGATGTGTACAAAACAGTCAGCTATTATGGATACTACAAAGAGATAAACAAATGCCAATGGACTTTAGTTATGATGTTACAACAACTTGAAATGTTTACGAAAGACCAACAATTAATTTTAATTGGCGATTATGTTGTTAAGCAAATTGAATATAAAGAAACAAAACCTTTTATATTAGATATACACTATGCAAAGCGTATGCCTTCTATAAGTTTTGCTTATGGTTTGTTTTTAAACAACACTTTAGTTGGTATAGTTTCTTATGGTTCACCTGCTTCTCCTTCTTTGTGTAAAGGTGTAGCTGGAGAAAGTAATAAACATCTTGTTATAGAGCTAAACAGACTAGTTCTTAAAAACAATAAAAAAAATGAAGCATCTATTTTAATTTCATCTTCTTTTAAGTTGCTACCGAAACCAAAAATAATTGTGTCTTATGCAGATACTGCACAAAAACATTTAGGAATAGTTTATCAGGCAACCAACTTTATGTTTACTGGAACATCAAAACCCAGAACAGATATGGCAGGAAAAGATGGTAAACACTCAAGGCATAATTTTGGAGATAAAACCAAAAGAGTTTTTAGAAGTGCAAAACATAGATACATATATTTAATTGGAAATAAAACTGAAAAAAAACAACTTAAAAAACAATTAAAATATAAACAATTAGATTATCCTAAAGGTTTTAATTATGAACAAGTACAGAAGTAAGTTTGAAGCTAATATAGCTAAAGACTTAAAAGCTAGAAGAATTAAGTTTGAGTACGAAACTATAAAGATACCCTATTATTTAAGTAAGAAAGGTAGATGCAGTTTCTGTTCATCTAGTGTAGTGTTTGTTCACAAAGTATATACACCTGACTTTATAATAGGTTCACTTATTATTGAGGCTAAAGGAAGGTTTGTAAGTTCCGATAGAACAAAGATGTTAGCTGCCAAAGAAGCAAATCCAAATTTAGATATTCGTATGTTGTTTATGCGTGACCAATGGTGTACTAAAAAGAAAAGAAAAAGATATTCTGATTGGTGTAACGACCATAATATTCCTTTTGCTTTTGGTACAGCACTACCTAAGTCTTGGTTAAGGGAGTCAAGAAAATGAAAGATATAATGGATACACTTTTTTGTGTTTCTTGTGGTACTTGTAACCCCGAATACAAAGTAATTAAAGGTATGAAAGTTTGTAAAGGCTGTAGAAACTTTAGTGCTTTAGGTGCAGTCCTATCTGTCTATGAGATGATAGATATATTTAATGACTTACAAGTACAAAAAGTTTTACCAGAAGGATTCTTTTACAATACTTTTAGTGATAGATTAAAACAATCTTGTGACAATGAAGAAATTGATTTTGATGATGATTTACTATCAGTAGAGCAAGCTATTGCAAGAGAAGATGCTATGAGAGATATGTTGTATATAGATGATATTTATGACAGTGATGAGGAGTATTGATTATGAAAATATGCGTAGTACCAGATACACAAGTTAAGCCTGATGTACCACTAGACCATTTGCTGTACGCAGGTAGGTACATAGCATCTAAGAAACCAGATGTAGTGGTTGCGATAGGTGATTGGTGGGATATGGAATCTCTCTGTTCATACGATAAAGGCAAAGCATCTTTTGAAGGTAGAAGATACAAGAAGGACATAGATGCAGGTAATTTGGCTATGGACTTGTTCTTACAGCCTATAAAAACAGAGCGTGAAAGACTAAAAGTAAACAAGAAGAAGCAGTGGAAGCCTAGAATGGTATTTACTATTGGCAACCACGAGCAAAGGATTGAAAGAGCTATTGAAAACGATTGTATCCTAGAAGATACTATTGGTTATCAGGACTTAAACCTTAGTGATTGGGAAGTGTACGATTACCTAAAGCCTGTGGTTATAGAGGGCATCGCGTTTGCACATTTTTTCACTACTGGTGTTATGGGTAGACCTGTAACTAGTGCTAGAGCTATGCTTACTAAGAAAATGATGAGTTGTGTGATGGGTCATGTGCAGGACAGGGATATAGCATATGGTAAACGAGCAGACAACGCTAGATTAACAGGGCTGTTTGCTGGTATGTACACACAGCATGATGAAGCATACTTGGGTAATCAAGGTAATGGTAGTTGGAAAGGTATTTGGATGTTAAACGAAGTAGAGAATGGTAGCTTTGATGAGTTACCTGTATCACTTAATTATTTAAAAAATAAGTATGGAGGATAAGATGACTAAGGTGGTTAAAGGTGTTAGCAATTTTCAATGGGGTGGAGATCACTATAAGAAACTACCTATTCAAGTTTGGGATTTTATTGCTGCTAACAAACTAGATTATTTTCAAGGTAATGTAGTCAAGTATGTATCAAGATACAAACAGAAAAACGGCTTAGAGGATTTAAGAAAAGCTCAACATTATATAGCTAAAATAATTGAAAACGAATATACGGAGGAAAAAATATGAACCAGTACCAACAGTACATAGCCCTATCAAGATACGCAAGATGGATACCAGAACTAAACAGAAGGGAGACTTGGAAGGAAACAGTTGATAGATACATGACTAATGTTGTATCTGATAAAGTAAGTAAGGATACTTACAAGCAACTAGAAGATGCAATCTACAATCTAAATGTTATGCCAAGTATGCGAGCAATGATGACTGCTGGTCAAGCAATGGAACGAGATAACACTTGTGCTTACAACTGTAGCTACCTAGCAGTAGATGACCCTAAGTGTTTTGATGAAGCAATGTTTATATTATTGTGTGGTACTGGTGTTGGATTCTCTGTTGAGCGTCAGTACATTAGTAAGCTACCAGAAGTACCAGATGAGCTGTACAAGAGCGATACTACTATAGTGGTTAGTGATAGTAAGGAAGGGTGGGCTAAAGCCCTCAGACAGCTAATCTCGCTGTTGTACGCTGGTGAGATACCTAAGTGGGATACGCACAAAGTAAGACCTGCTGGTGCTAAGTTAAAAACTTTTGGTGGTAGAGCATCTGGTGCTGAACCATTAGAGGATTTGTTTACCTTTACTTGTGAAACATTTGTAGCAGCAAAAGGTAAGAAGCTATCTAGTATTCAATCTCATGACTTGATGTGTAAGATTGGAGAAGTGGTGGTAGTGGGTGGTGTTCGTAGGTCAGCTATGATTTCTCTATCTAACCTATCTGATGATAGAATGCGTCATGCCAAATCAGGTGACTGGTATGTGCTTAATCCTCAGAGAGCATTAGCAAACAACAGCGTTGCTTACACAGAGAAACCAGATATGGAAACATTTCTTCGTGAATGGACTGCTCTTGTAGAGTCTAAGTCTGGTGAGCGTGGTATCTTCTCTAGGATAGCTTCTAAGAAGCAAGCTGCTAAGAATGGTAGGAGAGATACTAACTATGACTTTGGTACGAATCCTTGCAGTGAGATAATTTTGAGGGGGTCAAAAATAGATGCTAAAGGAAACCCTATTACTGGTACAGGTGGTCAGTTCTGTAATTTAACAGAGGTTGTAGTTAGAAATGATGATGACATTGACACTTTAACTAACAAGACAAGACTAGCTACTATTTTAGGTACTATTCAGGCTACTTATACTAAGTTTCCTTACCTCAGAAAAATATGGCAACGAAACACAGAAGAAGAAAGGTTGCTTGGTGTTAGTATGACAGGGATTATGG